AGCGGGGGGGGTATCTCGCAGACAGTGGATACACTGAAAGAAGTCAAGAAGGTGGCGGTGGAATTATCGTCATCGGATGGAGAGCATCCCACAGTTACAACGAACAAAGGAGATGGGAGCAAAGTGGCAATACCAGTTATCACACCTGACCGTGCTGTAAAGAAACAGAACGGCAAACGTTTCAAGGAAGACGGAGAGCCGGAATACACGCTTACATCACAGGATCTGCACGGAGTGGCTCAGGATGTTGCGGAAGGGACCGGTGGCGGTGACGAGCATCCTCCGATTTATGTCGAACTGGCAAACGGACACAAGGCATACTGCATATGGTATCCGAAGAAACAGTGCTACATCACCATCCGCAGACTGACACCGAAGGAATACTTCCGTCTGCAGGGATGGACAGACGATTACTTTGAGAAAGCACAATTCGTAAACTCCGATTCTCAGCTGTACAAACAGGCAGGGAACGGTGTCACGGTCCAGGTTGTGCAAGCGATAGGGAAGAAGCTGAAGGAGATAGAGGAAGAGGAATGACATCAGTGATTGAATTTATCGAAGACGTTATGAAAACGCAGAACAACTACATTGCCCTGCAGAGTAGTGGATTCTACAACCACAAGCGGATCATACTGATACTTGAGCCGATAATGCAGAAATACGGCATGACATTTGACGAAGCAGAGCAGTGTGCAAGGAACAGGCTGACGTTTCAGGAATACTACAGAATACTGATGAGAAAGGAGAATGGGAAATGAGCAAAACGAAAACATTGATTAAAGTACAGGGTGATGGCACAAAGACACAGGTTGAGCTGGCAAAGGGCGGCAGCGTATTGGAAATGTTCTTTGCGTACTGTGCATTGATTGATGCCACAGCGAAGAACAAGGAACTATCAACAGCATTCAAGATGGCAATGGTAGTCATGGGTGACAAGGTTATCCAGCCTGTCATTCCTGACGATGACGAACCAGAAGAAAGGGAGATGAGGGCATGATTGAGTACACAAAGATTGAGACAGTCTATGCAAGAGACATGCACGGAACAAGGAAACTTATCAGAGGGCAGTTCACCAACAAGGCGGTTGAGTATCTGAAAGACAACGAGTGGGAGTGGACAGAAAAGATTGACGGAACAAACATCGGTGTGGTGTGGGATGGTCACGAAGTATCTTTCCAGGGCAGAACGGAAAAGACTAACATTCCGAAGCATCTGCTGAAGAGACTGGAAGAGATCTTCTGCGGTAATGCTGCGGAAGAAATCTTTGAGCAGAAATTCGGAAGCAGAAGAGTACTACTGTTTGGCGAAGGATACGGCATGAAGATCCAGAAGGTCGGTTCGCTTTATATTCCTGACGGAGTTGACTTCATTCTGTTCGATGTCTATTTCCCTGACTTTGACATGTGGCTGAGACATAATGAAATGGCTTCGATTGCCAAGGCATTCGGAATATCTGCCGTTCCTGTGATCCTGAAGGGAACAATTAACGATGCGGCAGTGATGGTTCTTGCGAAGCCACAGTCCACCATCGGCACAGCACCGATGGAAGGGCTGGTCGGAAGACCAGTTGTTCCGGTAAGGGACATTGAAGGTAAAAGGATGATTGTAAAGATCAAGGCGGTGGATTTTGAATGAGAGAACTGAAACCATGTCCGTTCTGTAATGAGAGAGTCAGCACATACTCGATGAAAATTGAGGATGGTGACGGTGTAACCGAATTAGAAATCAACTGTCATAAATGCGGGGTGGAATTTAGTATCAGACCGAACATATTGTATGCAACAAGACCAAACGGTTTTGAATATACATACTATCCAGATGGCGATGCGATAGACATCTGGAACAGGAGAGCAGACAATGAGCAAAGTCAGAACAGTGATTGTTGAACTGGAACATCCGATGGATGATGACAGTCTAAGAGATTACAGCGATGAATACTACGGAATCGGCAGGGAACTGGTCCACTGCAAGGATTGCAATCACTCTGCAACAGGGAATTATTTCAAAGGAATAATGTGTGGAAAATACAGGGATGAACGTGGGATGCTGTTTATTTCGGTCGAAGAAAACGATTATTGCTCTAGAGCAGAAAGGAAAGCAGACAATGGCTAAGATGAGCATTCCTATAGTGATTGATTGTGAAGCCGTAAAAGACTATCTGGCTAAAGCTGACATCGTAGAGGTGATACGGTGTAAGGAGTGCATCAAAAAGCCGATCTGTACGATATACAGAGAAACCAATGACGATTATGGCTATTGTTCCTTGTCAGAACATGTCAGAAAGGAAAATAGGCAATGACAGTTGACGAAGTGCTTGACGATTTCGAAGCCATAAATAAGCAGTGGCTTGAATTGTGCACGAATTGTAAACATGCTTACAAGCGAAAAAACGATGACGATACGCTGTGGTGCAGACTGAGAAAAAGAAAATGTCCACATGTGGCAGAAAGGAAAGAAAAATGAAAAAACTAATTGTACTAATGATGATACTCCTGTTGGGGTGTACGAAAGCCGACAAAGTTAATTACAACATCAGAACGGATGCGGACAATTTTCTTGTCAGAAGAAAAGTCATTGCTTTGAATACGAGGACAAACGAAGCATTGTTTGAGGTTGAAGGACTGATATCAATCAATTCTGATTCAGACGGCGATCTGAATGTTACGATCAAGACAGGCGAGGATGAATACAAACTTTTCTACGCACATCTAAGCGATGATGTTACGTACACATGTGTACAGGTTGAGCCAGATAACGTTACACCATACGCGTACGAGATCAGCTTCTTTCCGGCAAAGGAAGTTATCGAACACGGTCTGGTTGACTTTAAGTCTTCGGAGGGAAAGTGACATAATGGACAAAAGACAGATTTACTGTGATGTCCGAAAGAGATACTCAGACAGAGCCACCGATGCAGCTATTATCGTTGCACTGGAAGTAGAGAACAACATACTGGCAGGGAAGGTCGGCTATCTGCAAGCGGAGAACGATAATCTGAAGCGGATGTACGATGAGCTGATGGAAAAGTACAAGGCGGTGAAAAAGAATGAATCTGATTGATCTTGACGAATTAAAGAAGTATCCGATTCGCAAGGATCACTATGACAAAGAACATGGTGATGTCCACTACGTTTTTGGAGTTGAGGATGTACTGGAATACGCAGAGTATCTGCCTGTGGTGGACGCAATTCCAGTTGAGTGGATTGAGAATTATATTTGCGACCTTAATACTGGAAAACAGACACATCATTTTGATGCCGATGAGTACATTAGCAATAGTGACGAAGTGTACTACTTAAGATATTTGCTTAAGAAATGGAAACAGGAGAAACAAAATGGAACTGATTGACAGAAACAAAGTATTAAAGACGATACCAAGTGAGGAAATGGTTGCACGGATGGCGGTCATGTCCGCACCAGTGGTTGATGCTATTCCGATTGAGTGGATAAAACGCTATGCAAATAGTCCTTTTAAATTCATTTATAACCAGATAATGTACGACTGGCAGAAAGAACAGGAGGAACAAAATGGATCTGATTGACAGGGATTTATATAGGCGAAAACTGGAAAATGCAATATGCAGAAACCTAAGAGTAGGCAGACCAAACCCTGTTGTACTGATGGCTTTGAAATATGCGATTGCTAAACTGGACTCAGAACCTGTCGTGGATGCTATTCCGATCAGCTTCATCCAACAGGAAATCGATGGGTATTACAAAGATGAAGCGGTCACGGTCCCTGGCACTATTATTAACTGGGTAATCCGAAGCAAAAGGCTTGGCTTACAGTATATGATCGACAGGTGGAAGAAGGGACAGGAGGAACAGAATGAGCAAACTGGATGCTGAAAAAATATTGGACGTGATTGATGCTCTCGTTGGGGATATCGAAGCGTATGGGGATTCATATATTGATGAGCGAAACAGAGAGAATCAGAAGACACTGATCGAGGTTGTTTATGCATTGATCTCCATGATCTACGACAACACAGGGTATGCAGACAGACCAGAGTATTCAATGAAAGTCATCGGCAACGATGCGAAAGAGTTTCTTGAGCATTTGGTGAAAGAGTACAGTTTAAACGAAACTGACAATCACAGCGAATTAATCCTGTGCAAAAATTGCCAAAGGTACAATCCGAATGCCGGAGACAATAAAGTGCTTGGGTACTGTGTTATGTTGGGAAGTACCAGAGTGCCGAGAGATGGTTATTGTGCATGGGCAAAGAAAAGAGAAGATGGTGACGAACCGCCAAAAGTCAGGATAGGAGCATTCCCACAATGACGAAGGAGAAACATAATGGGATTGATTAATGCAGATGACATGATCAAATCATTAATGGATATGACTTTCTACGATGAAGAAGGGCATATAATCGATGATTACGAAGACAGATTGGCAATAGTGAAAAGTTTTGTCGATCCAGTACCGACCGTAGAAGCTATTCCGATTGCGTGGATAGAAAAATATGCAGAATTGCTCAGCACTATCGACAGAACATTTTGCAAGCTTCAAGCAATACAGATTAGAGTCATGTTGAATGACTGGTATGTTGAACAAGCTAATCAGAAGAATGAACAGGAGAATGAACAGAGTGAAGATGGGAGTGAAGTACAGTGAAGATGAAAATATGCCGTTGGCTTTACAACCATCGCATGGAACGTATTGCGTGGATGATATCTCCATCCATCGCTTGCATGTTGCAAGGTGAAGCACTGGTTGAAGGATACAGAAACTGGAAGAGAGAACAGGAGAGCAAAAATGAAAACAGTTGAAGAATTGAAACAAATGAAGTATGACATCACAAGAAAAATGGGCGATTATCTGGAATGTTTAACCGAGTGGACTTCCCACATTGAGGAACATGAAAGAGAAGATTGTGACTTATATCAGAAAGGCCTTGATGATGCTTGGGAGATGGCAAGGAAGATTGTCATATCTCCATTTGACGGTGGCATGAATATTGATGATCTAGTGCAATGCTTCGGTGAACTTTCATATTCGAGATTGTTCCGATCACCTGCATCCGAAGCAAAAGCCAAGTATGATGCTTGGAAAGAAAAGAAGGAACAGGAAGAGCAAATTCATGTGGGTGATGTTGTGGAAACGGTGTATGGTAACTATGTTATCCTACGTGACTCTGGGAATGGTTTTTTCTTGGGCATGGAACTTCAGAATAATGAACTAAATAATTTACACAAAAACAATTTCAAAAAAACAGGCAAGCACTATGATCTGCCTTGGCTGACCGAGCAAGAACAGGAGGAACACGATGCTTGATCCATTGACATCCGAAACGGAAAAAACCGCAACAATCCGCAGACCGTACAACGCATGTACGAAGTGCCTGTGGTTCAGACAGAGAAGCGAGATGTCCGACACATCCGAGGGACTGGTGGATATCTGCAACCTTGAACCGATCTGTCGCAATGCCGTCCACATCGCATGGATGTCCCTGACCGAGGAAGAAAAAGAAGAACGCACCGCAATGGAGACACTGCCTTTGCCGGAAGACAAGGACTTTGTCCGATGCGGTGAGTGCGAATACTTCGATGAACTTGGAAATGGCATGACAAAGTGCCGTAAGCATGTCGTGTACGGTGTATTCCACAAGTCAGATTACTGTTCTTACGGCAGAAGAAAGGAAAAAGACACCGCAGAAGCCGTGCAAAACGGCTAATAAGAGCGATCTTCTATTCGCCTGAACAATTTACCGTCCGAAGCAAGAACGCTCTTAAAACGGCTAAAACAGGGCAATTCATCTGTGCTTTCAAAACTTGACTACTTAGCAAACTATCTGTAGAATAACAATGCCCATTAATAATTCCTTTCATTGAGTTATAGGAACAAACACAGGAAAAAGACAGAGGTGAAAGCCTGTCTTTTTCTTTTTGCAAAATCCCCTAAATCGGCATCGTGTCCATTTCAAATTTGCTATAATCCGGTCATGTTAGTTAATGCAAAGCCGATTGTAGACAAGCTGGAAGATCTCCGCAACAAACGCAAGTGCAACTGTTCAGGACAGAAGATCCTGGAAAGGGCATACTTTGATATCGTCATTGCCGATGTCCGCATGATGATAGACAAAGACGGAATGATCGATACAGAGTCGGCAGTGTCCGAACTGGAAAAGACAAGATCGCAGATAAAAGCAACCAGAAGGGAGACACAGATCCGATACAATGTCTACGAGTATGCTATCCGAATCATAAGGTCCTATGAAAAAAGCCAAGGATAGATTCTATGACTCCCCGAAGTGGATTAAGCTGAGACAGTCCGCACTGCAGAGAGACAATTACGAAGACATGGAAGCAAAGAGGTACGGCAAAGTGAAAGCAGCCGAGGTTGTCCACCACGTTTTTCCAAAGGATGAATTTCCTGAATATGCATACTGCATATGGAATCTGATCTCCGTGTCCACCTCGACTCACAATATGTTCCACGACAGGGATACGGACGAACTGACGGAGAAGGGAAGACAACTGCTTGTAAGGACTGCCAGGAAATACGGCATCCCAGTGCCGGAGAAGTATGCTTCTCCGACTGAGAAGAAACCGATTCCCTTCAGAAAGGACTGGTACGAGTATTGACCGAAAGAGAAAAGCAGATAACACTTGAGGATCTTAAGAGATACCGCAAGCTGAGTGACGAGTACGATGTACTGGAGATGATGAAACAGAGTCTGTATAACCGTGTCCACTCCCCGCAGTTCGATGCAGTCAGGGGCGGGAAGAAGACTTCGGGGGACGTGTCCGACCCGACTGCAACTGCCGTCCGAATGATAGCGGATCTTGACGAGAAGCTGATAGAAAAGAACGCTGAGATCATCGAAATGAATCAGAGGATTACAAGATTCATTCAGGAGATCCCCGATCCCACAATCGCAAAGATGATCGTTCTCCACTACGTGCAGAATCTGAACTGGGGCAAGGTGTGTGTCCGAATCTATGGTTATCACAATTACCATACATGCCGTAAGGCGGTTATGAGATACTTTGGGAAGGAAGTGTAGATTATGTCCAACTCATTTGACAACGCAAAGAAGATCGGTGAACTTTTTAACAAGATACCTGCGGAATCAAGGGAAATGACCTATGAAGAGGACGATGCAAGCATTCCGAAACTGCATGTCCATCTGATCGGAATACCGATGAATGTAGAATTTAATGCGTTAGCTGATTACATAATTCAGATTTTGTCCGATTTGAAGCACGAAGAAAAATGAAATCTGTTATAATATCCGCATAGGCATAGTATTAATTTTCACCTCCGAATGATGCAACAAAAGCGTGGCATGAAAAAAGACTCCCGATCAGGAGTCTTTTTTCTGTTTTGCGATGTCCGCTCTGATTAAGTCTTTGATGTAACCAAGCTTGTTGGGTGTGTTCTCCAACCACTCGATGATGTCCGCATCGTTGGTCTTGTTAAATCCGAACTTGAACTGTTTGATGTTCTTCTCCTGGTACTTCTTGATTGCTCTCAAGTTTGCTTCGCTTGTCTTTGGCATGTTCACCATTCTCCTTCAACAATCCGATAATCAATATCCTTGTCTGTTCCGTCCTCGTTCTCGCCCATCCGATACTCGAAGTAGAAAGCATCTGATACTTCCGCTTCAGATTCTGCGGTGTAATATGCTTTCTGCTCATGGTCATTGTCATCATACCAGATGACTGTGTAAGTCTGTTTCATGTTCACTTTCTCCTTTTCCTCTTTAAGTGTACCATATGGTACTCATATACGCAATTGATTATTTTTGAAATTTCAGTATCCAACTGGTAAGAATGTTCCGAACTCCTTCCGGCGATACAAACATAATGTCCGCAGAATCGGGATCTTCCTGGACTGCCGTCCAACCGGAAACCTCGTATCCGTGTTTCATCTTCTCCCACACTTCTCCGATCCAACAGAGTGCTTCTGATGGCGAATCGGTGCAGAGTGTGCCACCGATAAACGATGTGTAAGGCTCTGTCCACTCCAAGCCATCCGATTGGAAAGTCTTCTTAAATCCGAAGTCTCGTCCGATTGGATAGGCATACTGGATTGAGCGTTGAATGGTGTACTTTGTCATGGTTCACACTCCTGTGTTTCTGCTACGGCTGATGCTGAAGTCTTTTGCTCGTCCACTGTGAGCATCTTCAATCAAAGCCATTGCCATGTTTTCGTAAAAGTCTCTTGCTTTCTGCTTCGTGCTGAATACTACTGTGCTATCCGTGGTGTCTCCGTCTTCCCATTCGACTTTGTAGGTTACCGTGTACTTCTCCATTTCACTCCACCTCACTGTCGTAATTCAGTTCCCAGATCTTCCGCATGTCCGCATGGCTGATGCCGAGTTTCTCCGCTTCAGGAACGAGATCATTCCATCTGTCCATTACGTCTTCGATCTCGTCCGCATAGGCTTCAGGATCTTCTCTGACGAATTCTTCGAGATCTTCGTCATAGGTGTACAAGTAACACTTGTGTTCCCATGCAAGATCCATCATCGTCTGAATCATTTCTTCCTTTGTCATTGTCTTTCTCCTTTTCATTTGCTGATGGGTATAAACCTATCTGGAAAGACCTCCATCCAACTGGATGAAGATCCTTCCAGACGGATTTATGTCCTTCTGATTGTCCTACCAGTAGCATCTTGCTCCGTATTCCCATGGAAAGAAGTCTTCACAACTGTGTCTGGCTTCTTTCAGTTCTGGGAAGTAGTACTCTAGCCACAGGATGGCAGCCAGTGTCCGATTGGCTTTTCCGCTTCGGATATCGGGACCTGTGAAGCAGTCATAAACCAGATTGACCAGTCTCATATGCACATCTCCCATATTGAAGGAAAACCAGTCCGTCCACATCCTCTCGTTAAGATCCTCGTATGGTTCTAGTCCGATCCATGCAAAGCTTACTGGATGCCAGTCCGCTTCAGCCAGTGCCGGAGCGATGACATCGCAGAATAATTCTTCGTGCTTCTGTTTAATTTTTCCCATTATTTTTTCTCCTTTGGATGGCTTAACTCCATCTGTCCGAATCCCATCCGACTGGATGGGATGCAGACAGACAGATTTAAGATCTGTCCGATTCTTATACTTCGCAAACTGTTACAGTGATACCTGTATATGGCTTTTTATTGAAGTATGGATTATTTAATGCGGTGATGTCCGACCTGTTAATATCATGGGCGATGTTCGGTGCTGATTTCGGTGTCTCCACTTGGTAGTAGATTGTTTGCTCTTCCGGCTCATACTCTACATAGCTTTCGCAGATCTCCACCCACTGTAAGTGTTCTTCTTCGGGAGTTGGTTCGTCATCCACTTCCAATGTTCCTGTTGCGATTGCTTCCTCTTCAGGTGTTGCGTATTCGGGTTCAACCTGTGGGAACTCTTCTTCTGGACAACTGTAGCTCTCCACTTCATCTTCTGTGGCTTCTGCTTCCGCTTCGGGTGTCTCGTACGTGTCATCCAGGATCGGCTCTTCTTCAACCAGTCCGCTTGGTGTCTCATAGAACTCCGTCTCTTCCGCTTCGGCTTCTGTTGCGGTGTCCACTTCGGCTTCTGTTGCGGTGTCCACTTCGGCTTCTGTGATTGTCTCTGTTTCGATAGTGATTTCTTCTGTTGCGTTTGGTGCTACCAATGCGGCAGCCAGTACGATTTGCTTTAACATTTTTCTTTTCTCCTTTGTGGGTTTGTCTCCCATCAATGCGTATCCCATCCAACTGGGGTACACATTGACAAGGGCAAAGCCTTGTCCGCTTTAATCCTCGTCCAAGTCATCGGACCAGTCACCGGAAGCCAGTTTTCTGAGACTGGTTAACACTTGCAGATAGAATTCTCTGTCCGCATCGTCAAAGTCTTCGCACTGGATGTAATCCATATCATCTTGGATGATGTCCACATACTGCCATATCGTGTCCGTGTCCGACTGGATGATGGCTTTTGTCATTTGCAGAAATCCCTCGTCCACCTCGTCAGTCATGGCAAAGTCGAATTTGTGAAGATGGCACATCAGCTGGAAAGTGTCATTGATGAGCGTTGTCCGCTTTGTGATGTCGTAATTCGGTTTCATTTTCTTATTCTCCAATCCGTGGGTTTAATCCCATCTATCTATGTCCATCCGATTCCTGAAGGGGCATAGATAGATGGCATCAAATGCCATCCGCATGGATTACTCCAAAGCTTCAAGAAACTCTTTGATTGTCATGGTCTCCGCATCGGTGTAAACCATCTGCTTTTCCTCGTGACCGTTTACTTCCACCCAATCCCAATGGCGAATGTGAACGTGTCCGCCTATGAGTGCAAAAGCCTTTTGATTTCGTGAGATCGCAGTCATAATAAACGACTGGCTAAAGTGTTCTCCGACTGTTACGGAGTCGGGCAGATCGCTTGCATATGCAAGTTCATTTTCGATTTCTTCCAATGTTAGCATTCTCATAATTTCCTCTTTTCTACTGGCGGTTTAATGCCATCAATATGAATCCATCCGAATGAATGGGTACATATTGACGGAGTTAAACTCCGTCCGCTTTAATTGTCGGGATTCCAGGAATCGGGTTTAACGTCCTTTAAAAGGGTTTCGGGTATGAGATCTCCGAATAGCTCCCATAGTTCTCGGTATGTCATGCTTTCACCTCTCAATGTATCTCACAACGGATATCTTTATAATTTTTCCAACACTTGCCACATGTGGCACAGTCGGAACATCTGCATCTCGTGAACGTGTCTCCAGTTTGGAATTTTTCAACGGCGGTGTAGATATTCCATCCGTTGCGGTCGATCGTTTCCAAATCTTCTTTTTTCGTATCATCCCAAACGGACGCTCTCAGTCTAAAATTTTTAGGTAGTTCTTTCCCATCAAAGAATGCAAAGCTTTTTGTATAGCAGATAAACACGACATTTTCGCCTTTGAGATCGCTAGCAATTTGTAGCCATTTTTCGGCGTATTGCTCATTATAGAAGTCTCCCGATTCGTGAATACGAACAACGATTTTTCTATTTTTGCGGTCATAGTGCATTGCCTTGAGAATTGTATATTCCATACGTTCTATAAAGTCGGCTTGCACACTTTCCTTTAAATTGCGGATTCGTGACGGTAGGCAATCGGGATATGCAAGCTCTGCCTTTATGGCATAGCATGCAATACTACAGTGGTGTGTTTTGTTCGGACATGTTATCTTACTTGGAAGATTCCAAACAAGAAATAATGTTTCATCATTTGAAATGAGTTTTTTGTTGCCTCGTGAAACGTTGCATTCATTGCCGTGATACGTTTCTTTCAATGATTCGTATCGTGCAATATTCCTTTTTAGTTTGATCATATCTTTAACTCTTTTCTAGCACCCTTACCTTAGGTACGCTTATATGTTAGCGTATAAGAGTACCTAAGTCAATACTTTTTGAAAACTTTTTTTAAAAACTTTTTCCAAGGGTTAAAAATGCCTTTATATATCCTTATAAATAGCAAAATTTGAAAATCGGGTCTTCAGGACGCTACCAAACAAAAATTTTTGTTCGGATCTTGGAAGATCCCAAAAGGGGAAAAAGGGGATATGTAACAAGGGGGACATATCTTGTTTAAACATGCTCTGATCCCATAGACACAAAAAAGCGACAGTCGCTTTTTTACGACTGTCGTAAAAATGTGCCTATGAAAAAAATCATAGGCGTAAAAATGTGCCAATGGATTTTTATAGGGTGGGTGGGTGTGATCTGTCGGAAGACATGCAAGCATGATCGCTCAAAATATGCACGCATGGAAGCCAGGAAAACATGCACGCATGGAGTGCCGGAGGGTATCCCCCCCCGGGGTATCCCCCTGATCCCGCCGCTGGCGGGGA